CAGTCTTTTGTCAACTAAGATTTGGTTAAGAAGCGGAGTATCGGATTCGAACCGACGACATCTAACTTGGAAGGATAGCGTTCTACCACTGAACTAACTCCGCAATGTGAGAGTGGAAGGTTTCGCATCCTTCTACCGTATCCCTTGTCGGGGTGCCTTACTTTTGGCATCACTCTCAGCACTTCACTTCACACGGAAGTATATATTTTAAAATAATATCCCTATTTTGTCAACCCCTAAAATATTAATGGTTAAAAATATGAATATTAACGGAAGAGACAGGGGTCGAACCTGCAAAGCTTTTACACCCAACCGTTTTCAAGACGGCTTCCTCACCATTCGGATCTCTTCCAGATATTTAAAATAATAAGACATAATGAGTATTATGTCAAGCCCCCGACTGGATTTGAACCAGCGACCAACGGTTTACAAAACCGTTGCTCTACCACTGAGCTACAAGGGCAACTAGCGGGGGTGATCAAGTCCCCGACCTAAGAAAACTTAGGATTTAGTGAGTCGGATATGATGATCCCGACTCTTATGAAAGACCCAGACATTTCCAGACCTTCCAAGATTTATATATTACCTCATCTTCAAATGTTTGTCAAGTTTCCCTTGCTCCCGCATTATTCTTTTCCTTATAGCATTATCACTGCAATTAAATAATCTTCCAGTTCCAGTATATCCGTGTTTTTTAACCAAGGAAATTAATTCATTCAAAGGTGGATAATCTCTTGTTCTAGCAGCAGAAGCACACTTGTTTGAGCAATATTTTTGAGTTGTTAGTTTTTGCGTTCCGCACTGAGGACAATTATCTTTTTCTTTAGGTGTTGCTTTATTAGCATAGTCCCACTCCGCATAACTTTCATCAAATCTAGTAATATTTTCTGGAATATTAGTTACTCCAGCATGAACTTCACGATGACAATTTGAACATAAACAAACACATTTACGAAGTTCGGAGGAAAGTATTTCCCAAGATCTAGTTACTCCACCCATAGATGGATTAAAAATTTTTTCTTCTGGATTTATATGATGAAAATCTAACGCCTGAACACACTTATCATAACCACATATGCCACATTTAGATCCAAATGCTTTTGTAGCATATGTTTTTGCTCGTTTTCTGTAGTAAGAAACTGCTTCTTTATTAGACATTTCTAACCAACAACTATAATATTATTTATAAAAATAATAACTTATAAACTCCACTCCTAGGTACTGCCCCTAGCAATCTCCGATTAACAGTCGGGCCCGTTCGCTTGCTCGGTCGAGTGGAATACTAACAGGGGTGTTGCCACCCCACAAAATCACTTAGAACTTACAAAGTTATTAATCTTTTCTGCAAGTTGTTCAATCTTTTCATAAGAAGGAAATGGAGGATAATTCCATTTAGTCTCATTATTTTGGTTGTGATTATCAACTACATTATAAGCAGCAAGATACTCATCATTAGCGTGAGCATATGCTTGCTTAAAAATTTCAAACCGTAATTCGTAAGGCGTCATAGTTTTACTCCTATGTGTGTGTTTGTGTGTTTGATGGAGTAAGTGTGATATACCTCATAAGGATATAACAGTGACTTACCCTCTATCATATTATATATGGAGATAAATTCTCCAAGCGTCTCAGGTTGGATTCGAACCAACGACTAACCGCTTAGAAGGCGGATACTCTTGTCCACTGAGTTACTGAGACATTATGGAAGAATAAGATCTTCCAAGTAGGACTGCGGAGAATTGAACTCCGTTCACACCGTTATAAGCAGTGGGCCTTAACCAATAGGCGACAGTCCCATAATTCTTCCGGTTTGTGCTTCTACGAGAGGCATGGAAGGGGCGGGTCTTACAGGAGGGTTGGAACCTCGCCTGCCCATGAGAGTATTATAAGGTATCTGACCCCATCTCGTCAAGCTGTTACTACCTTACGAGCGTTCTTCTCTTCAGAAATCTCCGACCTACGTGCCTTAACGAGTTTGGAAATTTCTTGAAGCGCCTTACGAGCGCGAGTACCTGCTGCACCATTTCCATTAACAAACTTTTCATCTTCAGTTTGCCAAATTTCAAATGCTTCGGTAATTTGTTGTGCTGTAATTGACATAATGTACTCCATTGAAAAATTTACTTCTATATGTATACAAGAAGGGGAGGGATAATAATTCTCCCCAACTTTATTCTATTGTATTAAACTTCTACCGTGATCAGTCGGTTAGCATATTCATGTGCATAAGATGTGCGGGCACCATGAATGCCCCAACCAATCCAACTATACGCATAGTCCATGTAACGATTGATAGACTTACCAGGAGTTTTCATTCGGTCTTCAATTCGTTTCCATTGAACCTCAGTCGTTAGATAACTAAGTTGCGTCTGGAGAGATGATGGATTTCCACCAAATCTCTTAGCAAAATCACCCAATCCATAATAACGATCGGCAGATGTCCATTGGATCAGACCATAACCACGCCAGCAATTATGGTACTGAGTCCTACTACCACCTTCACAAATATTAGGCACGAACATAGATTCCTGCTTAATATTGCCCAGGATAGTAGCAAGGGCGTTTCTGTCTTTAATTCCTTGATCTTGGAAATAATCCAGAGCAAGTTGTTCATGTTCTGAACACCCTTTACAAATTAACCTTGTCTCTTTTAACTTTGGAATTGCAACCTCGCGGATTGCTGTCGTCTCTGGTTCAAACTCTTTAATAATGGTGTAAGGTTTTTCATCCACTGGGGGAGGAGGACCTTGCAGTTTATAACTAGAGAATGGCAGTGTTGCCGTATTGGTTGTAACCATCGCTACTAGAGGAACGGTTACAGTAAAGAAGTTTAGCATTAAAATTAATTGAACTCTACATCCGTATAGAGAAAGGGGTATACTTCCTTTCCAAGAAGCAATCTCCACGGCTCTGATTGTCACATCACAGACTCATAATAATTACCTTGCTCATAACAAGGATTTTTCCATCATAAGTTTTTATTTAGGTTTTGTCAAGTATGATAAGTTCTTCAATAAATAGTTGTAGTGTTTATCACAAAATAAGAAAATGAAAAGACTTCTATTAGCCTTTTCGTTATTCTTCGCAATCCCAGTTAATGCTGCTGAAATCACATCAAAAATCACTGACTCTGTACAATTGAAAGTTGATGGTGCTGCAGTTCAATCAACCCGAATCGGTGCTTCATATTCAGCGTCAGGAACCAATATCCAATCTTCATCCTTTGGTGGTGTAGGTGGTGCTGGAACCTATGATATCAATACTCCAGGTCAAGCATTTAGTTTCTCGGAAACTATCAATGCTGCTGATACTCCTGTTACTACTCAAACAGTTACGAATGGTGTTATTGGAACTCCAAATCTCTATGGAGATAGTATAACTCAAGTTGGTGGTGAGAAAGGAACCCTTGCAGGTACTCTTTCCCCAACTGGTGTTCCTACTGTTACTGCTGGTGGTGCTGGAACAAGTGCTACTGCTCAAAGATCAATTGAGTTAAGCATATTCAAATGAGACATTTAACTCCCGCTTTGCTTTTAGCAGCGGGAGTCATTTGTACTCCCGTTTATGCTGAAAGTGTTGTGCCTAATTTTACTAGAGGCACAATTAATGCAACAACAGAATCAACAACAAAAGTTATAGAAACTATTCGCCAAGTTGAATACACCACTGGCGAATCGTATACTGTAAGTGGCACGAACATTAACATTCCCGGCGTCCCACAAAGGGGTGCTGGTTATTCCATCATGACTCAAGGTGCCCCATTTCAATTTAGTGAGACGTATCTTGGCCCTGGAGTGGCAAAAGAAACATGGATAGATCGCACTACAGAAACTCAATCAACCACTACATCAATTTCTGTCTTTACGCAATAATCTCAACAGGAACTGCATTCGCCCAAAGCACTCCTGCACCTAGTAATACCAATATTGCTGGTCCAAGTGCAAGTGCTACAGGAAACGTAACCAATCAAGCGGTTCAAGTTCTTCAAGGACCATATGCTCTCAACACTTATGGTAGTGGTGTAAGTTGTCAGGGAGCAACTTTTTCAATATCCCCATTTGCTATGAGTAGTAATAATCGCAGTGATGATCCAGAATCTTTTGCATCACGCAACGGTAACTGGGGTATTTCTGCCGGAATTAATATTCCTTTAGATAGAGATCTAATGGAATTGTGCAAAAAAAGAGCATCAACTGAAATTTCTAGACAACAAGTAGAAACTGATAAAGCAAGATTGGATTTTGAGCTTATTAGATTAATTAAATGTGGTGAAGCATATAAGAATGGAGTTATGTTCCATCCCGATAGTCCTTACTACAAAGTTTGTGCAGATGTTGTCGTGAAATACCCCAAAGTTGAGGATGTAGTGAATGGAACCCATAGAACTAATAAATAACCCAAATTTAAAACCCATAATCGGAAATAATCCGATTAGTGTTCCAAATTCAAACATCAATAAAATTGCTGGTCCTTCTGTAATTTCAACCATAGATAGACCAGCAATTCGTTCTGTCGAACAACCAGTTGTTCGCGGATTGGAAGTTCCTATTGTTGATGTTCCGAATACTACAATCAAGTATCCAGTTATTAATGTTCCGTCTCAAGCGGAATTTGATGCTGCAGTAAATGCAGAACGTCAAAAACAAGCACAAGAAGAGAAACCAAAAGAAAGAGGATTTCCTGATACAACTCCACCCCCTCCTCCTCAACTGCTTCAAGTTGCTCAAACCCCCACCATTCAAACGCCAGTTGCCGAAATACCAGCAGATACTAAACCTCAACCAACCTTTTCTGTTTATGGAGTCAATATTAATCTACCTGACCCTTCTCTTGTTGCTACGGCTGGTGCTGTCGCAGTAGTGACTACAGCATCCACCATGATTGCAACAACGGCGTTAAACGCCCTCAAGAACGCCGCAGAACCAATCATTAAAGAAGCAACAAAGAATAAGTTTAAAATTAAAATTAAACATGTTAAACCTGTTCTTCATTATGTAATGGCAGAAGGAGGTCATATTGATATTTTTGAATACTCTGCAGATGGAACTCGTCTAGTGGAGCAAGTAACTAACGTAGAGCAATATATTCGTGATCAAGTGGAAATTAATGCTCTTTATGAAATTGATAACAAAATTATTATTGATGATGTAATATCAGATAAATTTACAAAAGAAGGCAAAGAAAGATTCAAATCCCTCTTTGCCCCTGCTAAAAAAATTGCTAAAAAACTTGCTGCTAGATTATCATTCTAATCCCAATCAAATTTTGATATTATCCAAGTAACTACAACAATGGGAAGTTGAACTAAAAGACTATAAAGTATTTCAAGAAAAATACTATCTTTTTCTCTTTTTTCTTCTTTATCTTTTGTTGGTGCTTGTGCCATTATGTAACACCTTAAACAAATCTTTACTATTTAACAAAGTAATATCAAACTGTAACGATTTTTTACGACCTCTTCGTGCGGGTCTCATAACAAAACGAAAAACTTCAGGTGGTTGTCTTTTAGGAATAGGTCTTCTATTTTCAAGCATTATACCATCGTTAGTCAACAATCTTAATACTATTAAGAAATCAAGAATTGCTAGTTTCACTTTTTCCTTTTCTCCAATAGTACATCAAAATTTTTATCTTTTGTGCCACCATCATACGCAAGAGCATAACCATCATTAATCATTTGGTTATTCAATGAAATTTCTTGTCCATTGATAAACAAATGCCCAATAATACGACCATACTTCTCGGTACTATCTGGAAGTTCAGTCTTGATAATAATGTCTTTGGCACCTTCAAGTTTTTTCTTCAACCACTCCTTTGATTCCAGACCCATTGCCTTTTCTTTTAGATCCGTTGTTCTACTTTCTGGAGTATCAACCCCAGCAAGACGAATGCGTTTTTCTAAACTAATATCAAATCCCAAATCTATCGACGCATCAATAGTATCACCGTCTACTACTCTTCCTACAGATTTAATTCTGTAAATATATGGGTCTTTATCCATTAGAATGGTAATTTAAATTCTTTGGTATTTAGTTTAGGAATAGGTAATTTTTCAAATGCTTTATTGACTTGGTTCTCAACAACCTTACCAACAAACTGTTCTGGATTGTTGAGGATTGCTTCTGCTTTTTTATAAGTCACATAAGCACCATAACAAAGTGCTCCACTAATGGTCAGACTTGTCGCTGACAGAATGAGTGCTAAATGTTTCATCTTTCATTTCCTCGTGTGCTAGTTTTAATATGTAGTAAATTACATATAGAGTAAAGATAAGACCAGACCCTAATATAATAACCACTCCCCAGGGAAATTCCATCAATACTTACCTTCAGTACAATACTCTACTTTCTTATTTGGATAATATGGATATTTCCCTTCTTGTGGTTTCATAAATCCACACCCAATCAACCAATCCATGGTCATTGGTGTTGGGCGAATTTGATCCCAAAGAGGTCCTTTGGCACACATTTCTATCTTTTCAGCAGTTACATTTGACTGTTCTTCTGCCCAGTTCGCATCTGCTTCCCAAGGAACTGCACGACTTTGCATCATCGATTCATAAGTCAGTCTAGTATTCTTCATTATCCAAGCAGGAATTTCACTGTCCTGATGTACCTGTGCCATAAATGAAGTTTGCAATCCACCACCCATACAATCTTGAACTACGTGCCACCCTTCGTGCCTCATTGTTCCCAGAAACTCTCTTGGATCTTTGAGAAGAGTTTCATTTACAAAGAAACGATTGTAATTTGGTTTATATAATCCTACTGTTCTTGGAGTAAAATATCTTTCTGGTGCAACATATACAGGAACATTTACACCATCAAGAGCAGTAATAATTCTTTTGAGTTCTTCCCTGAATGGATCAAAGTCTGGATCTTTTAATAACTCAGAATCTACTGTGAGTTTTTCAATTCCTTCAGTGCATTCCAAAAGAATCATACAACCCATTGCCTCTGCACTATAAGGTCTTACTGTTGGTTGCTTTGATGCTAAAGATGATGCTATTGCAGGAAATGATAATGATAAAATTAAACCAAATGAGGTGAATAACTTTTTCATTCGTTCCACCAACCTTCTTCTTTGTGTATCCAGACTTTCAAATCCTTTACATACTTTCTCAACATCTGGGCCTGTTCTTCATGCCAAAAATTACCCGTCTCCATATGAAGGCGGGTGTGATTATCTATGGCTTTGAGTATGTTATGGATGGGGGCATTCCAACACTCCCTCTTTGGAGTGTTCCATTCTCTTGGCATTTGTATTCAACTGTATAAAGTTGTCCTTTGTGAATAAAATCAACTGCACATAAATTTGTCCCAATTACAACGTTACCTGCAATTAGAATCTCAAGTAACATTATTTTTTCTTACCTCCATTCTTTGCTTTTTTAGCAGTCGCATTACCTTGATTTTGCTTGGATCCATTAGATCCTTTCTTACCTTTGTTTGGTGATTTAGACATTATGCTCCACCTGTGCGGGGTTGTACTTGACCTTCTAAAACTTCAACTCTTTCTTCAAGACTTGGTTCAGTAGTTGCAGCAACTTCTGGTGCTACTCGTTCTGGAGGTGCTTCTACAAACTCCTCCCTTTTTGGTTCTGCTTTCTTTTCATCTTCCTCATCACCACCTTTCTTCATAGTATTAATGCCAAAAGTGGCAGCAGATGCTGTAAAGACAGTAGCAATAAATGTTGGATCCATCTTCGATAGAGTACCAGCATAACTTGCAGTAAGGAGAGCAGCAGACCAACCCAAAATACATATACGAATTAATTGACCCATAGCATTTTCGTTTTTCTTGTTAGTCATTTTACCTTAGTGTGAAGTTAACCTTTTTTCCAAGCTTCACCTTCTGCCTTTCTCCTACGTGCCAATCCTGCTTCTACATTAGAACCCGGATTTCTGTAGAGATAAAGCGCATCGGGAACTAAATCCCACTCTTTATTCTTCAAGCGTTTAGTAATAGTATTAAAGTTATCACCACCGTAAAAACCGGCACCAAGATTATAAGCAAAGCTGAGCAGAGCGCCTCTTTTTCCATCTGTCATTTCATTCCAGTGTGGGATTTTACGAAGTGAAGGAAGAAACTGATTCTTACACTGACTAATCAGTAGTTCATCTGCTTCTTGTTGTGTAATTTGATCTCCGAGTTGGAATGGTCCACCATCCTTCTTACGAGTAGAACCCCAACCAATTGTGATTGGAAGACCACCAGAAAGAGGATCTGGATATGCTTTAAGATGGCATCCTTCAAACTCTTTGATGAGTTTTATTCCCATCATAGGCATATCGTCACCACCTGCTACAGGAGCGGCAGCAGTTGGTGTTGATGCTGGTGCCGCATTACCCTTTTTTCCCCTATAAATCTCCGCCCAATCAATATTATCTTCTAGATACTTGACTGGAAGATTATCTTCCAACCATTGAACTGCCTTAACATGGTTAGGATTCTTTTCGTCGTAAAACTTAAAAAAGTTATGAAGATCAATTCTTGCCATTTTTACCTCCAAAGTATTTTAGATAGAGTTCGTTTGCTTCAATATGTTTTCCATTATTTGTAAGTTCTTTGATGACTTTAAGCATCTTTGCTTTAAATCTAGTCGAAGATTCTTCCCCAGCCATCATTACCTCCTGGACACCAACGGTGCTTAAGAACTGCTTTGGTGTAAATGGTTTTCTTACCATTAGTTACAGGACCAGTATAGTTGTCATTTAATGAACCGTATGGATCATTTATATAATATCCTTTACCATCTGGTGTCTTGCCGATGACTACACACATGTGTCCACCAGTGGGTGAAGTTAGAGAACCTCTGTGGAGAATACCAATAACAACTGGCTTACCTCTATCAAGGCTTTTATCAATATCACTAAAACTAAGATTATAACTAAAATGGGATTTAATCCCATAACCAGACAGAACCTTCGTCTGTACCGCATGGTCGGTTGTATCACCGATAGCAAATACTTTCTTAACGTATTCGTCATCGCCTTTAATGCTACCTGGCTTCAGAAAAGCAAGGCACATGGCACACGACGAACTGTTACAAGTTCTTTGTGCGTCTCTGTAGTTATCTACTTGATTGAAGTATGGAACATCAAGAACTGCTGGGGTGGGTGGTTTGGTTCTAAAAAGTCCAATCCAATCAGTTTCTGAATCGTCAAGGAATTGAGCAGGTAGGTTATCTTCTAACCATTGAACTGCTGCCACATGATTATCATTAGCGTCATCATAAAATTTAAAAAAGTTATGAAGGTCTAGAGTCATCTTCTTCTCCTATGTATTCTAATGAAAAAATATTATGATCTTCAATTTTAGGGTCTAACCATTCAATAAATTCTTTTTGAATTGCGTATGCATTTTGGTATTCGTGTTCTTCATTTATATCACAAAGAGTATGAATGCGATCAATTGCCCAATCGTGGGTTAAACGAAGAGTTTCAACCAAAGTTACCATAGTCTTTTCGCATGTAGCGTCCTAGAATATTGCTATTGTAGTACGCAGGGGTTCCATCGTCAAGTGACTCTACCAATATATTATTTAGGAAAAATTTTAAAAATATTTTCAAACATAAATAAAAATTATAAGGTAGAAAATATTTTTATGGAATGGAAATATAACGAGGAAGACTTTATTGAGGTCCCAAAAAATATGGAAGGATTTGTATATCTAATTACAAATTTAACAAATGAAAAAAAATATGTAGGCAAAAAACACTTCTGGTCTCGACAAAAAGATAAAAAAACAGGAAGAAGAAAAAAGAAAGAAAGTGATTGGAGAAATTATTATGGTTCTTGCGACGAACTAAAAGAAGATATTAAATTACTTGGGAAAGAAAATTTTTTAAGAGAAGTGCTTTACATCTGTCCCCATAAGAAATCTATGTCTTATTATGAAACTTATGAACAATTTAAAAGAGACGTATTAATGACTGATGAATATTATAATACAAATATTGAAGGTAGATTCTTTGTTAGTGAAAGAGCAGGAATATATGAAGTCGTTTTAAGAAACGATAAGTATAGAGAAGACAAAAGAAAACTTATGACTGGTGATAACAATCCTGCAAAAAGACCAGAGGTTAGACAAAAATTAAGTGAGATGTTTTCTGGTGAAGGAAACCCTATGTATGGAACAACTCTTGCCAAAGAACATAAGGAAAAACTTTTAAATTCCAGAAGAAATGAAGTTACTGATGGATCTAAAAGTTGGTTAAGTGTAAATGAATGGATGAAAGATAATAAAGCAGGATATCAAAAATACAAACAACAATTAAAAGACGGTTTGATCTGGATAAAAAGTTAGACAACATTTGTATAAAAATATACATGATAAACAAAACCAAAATAATCTTGAATATCAGAAGACTCAAAAACTTCTCCATTGAATCTCCAAGGATTCTCATATCTCATACATTAATCTTATAGAGCTATTATTTATCCTTCAACGCTAGCAAAGCGATTCTAGCAATAAAAGGGGGGACTTGTCAAGACCCCCTAAAATGTACTATAATATAATCACCAAAGAGGTTCATCTCTCATAGGTGCTTGTGGTTTTCTTTGTGGTTGTGGAATTGGTTTTTTCACTGATGTTTCTGGACCGTCCCAAAGAGGTCCATCTTTATAGGGCTTACCATCACCAGGTTTAGTGCTATATCCACCAGAAGGAATATTTCTTTTTATAATTTGAGATCCTGTTCTAATAGTATTTGAAACAGATGGATTGTTTAATGTTTTTTTAATAATACCAGCACCAGTTTTAATTGCATTTCCAATTGGATTTGGTCTATAATTATCTCCACCGATAGTTTCAACAATATTTTGAATATAATTAGAATCCATTTGCATCATTACATAATTTGCCTCTTCAATAGTATCCACATGTCCAGTATCAAAAAGATATTCTAAAACAAGATCATATGCATCATATTCGTAAGATTGTCTTAAAGTAGTTGTCATTTTACTAGTGTTAAATGTTGGAATGTTTCTTTTTTTAACTTCTGCTTCAATTGATTTTGCAGCAGATTGACTCGCAGGTTGAATTCTTTGAACAGCAGTATCAGTCTTTACTTTTGAGGGTGAAGGAGTAGATACTTCTGAGGAAGAAGTTTTTGGAGCAGGAAGTCTACTCTTTAAATCTGCCATTTGTGGATTAGTTGTTGCACTTGTTCCACGAGTTCTTTCCCTTTCGGCAGCAGCGGCAGCAAGTTTTGGATTTGCTAATGCCCATGTTGCCTTGCCAGTTGCTTCGGCACCTTTAATATCACCCATCTTTATTTGACGTTTATAAACTTCCGATCCACCTTTTATTTTTTCTGCAGTTGATGCAGTTGCCGATGAAGTTTTTGGTTGAGTTGGTGTTGGTTTTGCTGCTTTTGGTTTTGGAGACGGTGCTGGAGAAGTAGATGATGGTGCAGTAGACTGGGGAGGTTTTGGTGGTGTTGAAGGAGTTGATCCAACACCTTTTAACCTTTGTTTCTCTGCTTCAATTTGTGCTTGTCTATCTTTATTTCTTTTTTCTGCAGCAGAAAACTTTGCTGGGTCCAAATATTTTAAAGCAGACTGTGGAACTTTTTCTTTCGGAATCCAAGTTCCTGGAATTGGTTTTCCAGTTTTTGGATCAATCATAACTGCACCAAGTTCACCCTTTTGGCGAGCAATTACTGGTCTTGAACCGCTTTGTTCTTTTATATTGCCAGAATTCATTTTATTTTCGTTTTTAGTTATTTATAAAAAAAGGGGCGTTTTGCCCCCTCTTATCAAACTCCAGGAAGACCTGGAGTAACTACTGGTCCTTGCCCTCTTTTCAATCTACCAATTGATTTAGATGTAGCGTTTTGCAATTTATTAATCGCATCAGAGTCTCCATGATATCCTTGTCTTTGATCATCAACGACTTTAGCGGTTCTAGAAGCAATAGCACTTTGCTCTAAAATACTATTTTTCCATTCTTCACCCATGTTTGCCATAATTGCAAGTGCTGCTTCTTCAGTATCGGCATAACCCTCATCAAGAAGATGTCCTTTAACTAGGTCAAAAAGATCTACCGATTGTAACTGATCCCAAGCACTTTTCTTTTTGTCTTCTGGTGTTGGTGTTGGTCTTGCTGTTTGAGGTTTATCTGGTTTTGGAATACTATGTCCTACGTCTTTTACTGATTGAGCACCACGCCCTAACCACTCTCTTCCAGCACCACCAGTGAGTACTTGATCTGCAGCAAGACCCAAAGCTACCCAAGGTGCAACTTTACCTGTTTTTGCAAGTATTTCCTTAGTTGTTTCTTTTGCTCCAGGAATAACTTTAGGACCTTCTTCTGTCTGCTTAACAGTCCCTTTCCAGGCAGTTCTAGCAGCTCCTCTGGTGGCGGCAAGTGCTCGTCCACCCAGTGCTTTTAATACAGTTCCCAAACCACCTTCACTAAGATAATGTTCATAAAGTTCATCATAAGTATACTCACTCAAATCATATCCTTCTTCAACTAGTTCACCAATAACTTGCAGAAATTCTTGAATATTTTCCTGCTCTTGTAAATCATCAGTTCCATTATCATAGATAGAAACATATGATTCTAAAAAGGATCTGTACTTTCCGCCAGTTAATCTTTCCATTAGAAATAATACTTTTTACTAATATTTATTTATTTGATTATGCTGGTTTTACTGTTGCTGATGGTTTAGCACCAGTTCCTACTTTTTTAGGCCCTACAATTTTAGGTCCAACTAATTTAGGACCAACTTTTGCTGGTCCAACTCCACGTCCAGGAAGTTTCTGAGCAGTTGCTGCCTTTGGAGTAATACCAAGTTTCTTTTGATATGTTTGCGTATTCTTTAGAGCAGTTCTATACTCTTGTTTTGCTGCTTGAGTTTCTGCTGCCTTAGAATATCTACCAATATTAAGTGCCCTACCAACTCTTGCACCAAGACTTGTGTCTCTGGATGCAACTGAAGGTCTGGCAAGATAAACTGGTTTTCCTCCCTTATATGCTAAATCACCAACTACTTGCTTACCAGATTTTGGATCACGAACTAATTGAGTTTTTGCAAGTTGAACGGTTTGTCTTTGTTTTCCAGCACCTGTACTCATGAATGCAGCACCTTTGGCATCTTTACTGGTGGTAGTTTTTCCACCAATACCAGTTAATGCAGATCCTTGTCTTGCACCATAAGTTCCTGCCTTTGCAGCAACTTGTCTTGCTCCTCTGGTATCTACAGTTTGCTGCGCTTTTTGAAGACCAGCACCTTGCTTAATTAATGCATTCTTTTGCTGGAACTTATCAAATCCAGTTGCTTTTGAAACTTCTTGTCTTGCTGGGCGGGTTTTATCTGCTGCATAATCATATGCCTTTCCGGCAGCATCTGCACCAGCAACTCCTGCAGCAAGTGCAGCAGCACCTTTAACAATTGGTGGTCCAGGAACCATCGCCCCGAATTTTGCTGCTGCTGCATATCCTGCCAGTTGTGAAGCAGCACCACCTGCTGCTCTTTGTTTTGATTGTCCTGCTTCTCTTCTTGCCTGATAATCCATAGCAGCACCAGCAACGTTTGCCGCAGGACCTGCAACACTACCTAAACGAGAACGAAGTCCTGGACCCTTTGGTGGCGCAGCGGCAGGTGTTGGTGCAGGTGCTGGAACGTTTCTAGTAGGTGGTTTAGGAGGTGGTGGAGTAGCACCTGAGGGTTGTCTAGGAGGCGTTTGGGTACTTCTAGGTGGCGTCTGAGCGCCTCTAGGAGGTGTTTGAGTAGGTCCTGAGGGTTGTCTAGGAGGCGTTTGAGTACGTGTCTGAGCGCCTCTAGGGGGCGTTTGGGTTTGTGTTTGTGTGGACTGTGTAGATCCTGAAGGTTGTCTAGGTGGTGTTTGTGTAGATCTAGAACCCCTTACGTCTTGTCCAGAAACATTTTGAGTTCTTGCTTTGACCCTTGCCCTTGCTCTTCTCATATTTTCACGTTCACCTTCAGTACCTAATCTACTAACCCACTTCTCAAAATCAGCATCATTCATTTTTTTCCATTGACCTGCCTCACTAGCAGCAGTTTCCGCAATAAATATAAACTCTCTAAAACTCTTCATTTATCCCTTACTTTTTTAGATATTTATAAAAAAAAGAGGGTCCGAAGACCCTCAGTTTACATCATCAGTTTTTTTACCTAACCATTCTGTCTCATAGTCATAATCCCCAAACAGAAACTCATCTGCTTCTGCTGCATTCTTATATGCATTTATGATATCTTGTTCCACCCATTCATCATAATTGGAATCATCTTTGAGTATTTTAGGGTTCATTTATAGTCCATCCATTTCTTCTTGGTCCAGTTCTATTGTATTTAACTGCGGCAGACATAGTTGCATATGAAATATTATGTAACTTACAAAATTGTTTTAATTTACCAACAATTATATATTCTTGCCCATCTGGAGAAATAAGTTTCCATTTTTTTGCTGATGGTGATAAGAAACCTTTTTCATATCTTTGTTTTGCTTTATCGCTTATTTTTCTTTTTCTTTCTTCACTACAAGGAACACCGTAACTTGGATTATTTTTTCCTGCTACTTTTTCACTTATTTTTTTCTTGGTTTCTTCTGTATGTTTTTTTGGACCATATCCACCCGATTTAATTTGTAGATTTCTTCTCTTTTCTATTTGTTCCTCCCATTTATCTCCATATATTTCTTGATATGTACGACCTTTATGTTTTGGCGGTCTAGAACTTTCGCAAATGTTAGTTAGTATTCCATTTTCATCATATCTTGATCTACCATATTTTTTTATTAATTGTTCTTCATAAACATAAGCATCATTTTCATTCTCAAAATATTCTACTATTTTGATTTCTGGTTCATATCCTTCTTTTCTTATTTTTTGTATTTTGTTGAACTTTCTTTCATTATCACTCTTTGCTCTTGATTTCTCAGACAAATGAAAATAGACCCTATCGTTTTTTCCCTTTCCAACATAGAAAGGAAGATTAACTCTAGGGTCTATTAATTCATAAACATAATACATAAGTAAGAAACTGAACTCTAATAGTATTTATATAATATTATATTTCAGTTTCTTGTAATTGTCAAAGTTTAAAATCACTAAAAGTATTAGCAGTAACATCATGTTTAATTCCACCGACAATGTAAGATTCATTTTCTGTTTCTTGATTGGCGGTTTGAAGTCCCTTAGAAGAGATCCAATGATCGGTCCAAGGGAGAGGATTATTCTTTGCTGAGATACTATAAAGAGGTTTCAGTCCGATTGCCTTCATTCTACGATTCGCAATCCATTCAACATACTGCTGTAACAGTTTATCATTTAATCCAATCATAGAACCGTCCTTGAACAGATACTCTGCCCAGAGTTTTTCCTGATTTACAGCATTCTCAAAGGTCTTGTAGACCCACTGCTCCTCCTCTTTGGAAATACGTGCCATCTCAGGGTCATCACCTTCCTTCCATTTGTTTAAAATGTTCTGAGTGATTACCAGGTGCTGATTTTCATCACGAGCAATTAGTGAGATGATTTTTGCACTTCCTTCCATAATCTTGAGTTCGCCAAATGCAAAACTGCAAGCAAAACTGACATAAAAACGAATACCTTCAAGAATATTAACGTTTGCAACTGCTCTGAACAATTTGCGCTTGAGTTCATACCTTGCCTCTTGTGCGTATGGTACTTGTTCCAATGCGTGAACCCATTCATTTGAATTATCATAGTGATGAGCACTATTGATAAAATCATTATATGCCTGAGTCACACTCACGGCACGTTCCATGATACGGTCTTCTTTGAGAATAGTATCAAAAACTTCAGATGGGTCTGAATAAACGTTCTTGATAATATAAGTGTACGAGCGAGAATGGATCATTTCCATAAACTCCCATACTTTCATACATGCTTCTAGTTCGGGAAGGGAACAGTAAGGCGCGAACGCCATACCAGGACCACGACCCTGAACTGAATCCAACATTACCTGATACTTCAGGTTGCTGGTAAAGATGTGTTTTTGTTCTGGGCGAAGAGATTGATAATCTCCACGATCTTTCTGTAAGGAGACCTCTTCTGGTCTCCAGAAATAACCCAGTTGTTGTGTTGTTAGTTTATCAAAAATTGGATACTTGTAAGAATCGTATCTTTGTATTCCCAATGGTTGCCCAAAAAACATAGGTTGCTTTTTGGTATCTACTTCATTAGAGTTAAAAACGGTCATAGATTCAACCATTTTTTTATCCTCCAAACCTGTTTTAAATCTTACAAGACTCACAATCTTCCTCCTCTGATTCTAGAATATCGGAAATTAAATTTTCAAGAGACTGTTTGGTTTCTTCAACCTCATCAGTCTTATGATCATAAGTGTTTTGATAGTAACTGGTTTTCCAACCGTACTTATATGTAGTCAATAGGTCCTGAGCCATTATTGAAGTAGGAACTTCATTATCTGGGTAATTTTCTGGATTATAGGACCAGTTTCCAGAAATCGCTTGATCAAAGAACTTTTGCATAACAGCAACAATATGAATATACCCACGATTGCTAGGCATATCCCACAGAAGCGTATAATTGTTCTTAAGAGTTTGATATTGCGGAACAATTTGCTTAAGTGGACCTTTCTTCGACTTCTTAATGGACAAGTATCCGCGAGGTGGTTCAATTCCATTGGTTGCATTTGACACAACGGAACTGCTCTCCGATGGCATCTGTGCGGACAATGTTGAGTTCCGTACACCATACTGCTTAACTTGCTCCCTAAGATTATCCCAATCATACTTCAGTTCATTAGGGACGATTTCATCAACGTCCTTCTTGTATGTATCAATCGGTAGAATGCCCTGCCCATACTTTGTACGGTGTGAATATTCGCAAGCACCTTTTTCTTTCGCAAGATTGACCGTTGCCTGAATGAGATAATATTGGAATGCTTCAGTAAGATCGTGAACAAGTTTCCAAGCACCAGGATCATCATAGTGTTCGCCATGTCTTGCGAGATAATGTGCTAGACCAATAAATCCTATACCAAGAGAACGACGTGCTCTGGTGGCGATTTCTGCTGCTCTGACGGGATATCCTTGGAAATCAATAAGTTCATCCAGAGAGCGCACAGAAAGATCGCAGAGAACTTCAAGGTCTTCAAGGTCACGGATTTTACCAACATTAATTGCACTAAGAATGCAGAGAGCGATTTCACCATCAGTATCATCAATATGTTGAAGTGGTTTAGTAGGAAGAGTAATTTCTTGGCATAGATTACTCATCTCAACTTTATCCAAGAAGGAAGAGTGAGAATTGCAATGATCAATATTCATAATGTAAATACGACCAGTTTCTGCACGTTCTTTCAGGAGATCCAGAAAGAGTTCTTGAGCACCGATAGTTTTTCTTGGAATAGATGTATCTCGTTCATAAGATACATATAACTCGTCAAATCCATCAGTACCAAAAGCATCATACAGACCAGGAACGTCGTGTGGAGAGAAGAGTGAGATCTCTCGGTTTTGGATAAATCGTTCATAGAAGAGTTTGCTGATTTGGATACTGTAGTCTAATTTACGAACACGGTTATCTTCAGTTCCTTTATTGTTTTTTAATACTAGGATGTCTTCTATCTCTTGGTGCCAGATGGGGAAGTGGACAGTTGCTGATCCACCTCGGATGCCATTTTGAGTGCAGCATCGGACAGTTGCTTCAAACTTTTTGAGGAAAGGGACAACACCTGTGTGCTGTACTTCTCCACCTCTGATTTTAGCGTTGATGCCACGGATGCGACCTGCGTTGATACCGATTCCCGCCCTTTGTGCAACATACCTGCCGATAGCCATATCAGAAGTAAAGATGCTATCGAGGGTGTCATCAACATCAACAAGAACACAGCTAGCATATTGTCTAAGCGGTGTTCGCACTCCTGCCATGATTGGGGTGGGAATGTTGATTTTGTGTTTGGAGATTGCGTCATAGTACTTTTTAACGTAGTCTAAACGTGTTTCCTTTGGATACTTGGAGAAAATGGTTGCCGCAATCAAAAGATACATAAACTGTGGCGTTTCATAAAGTGCTCCAGTGCTTCTGTCCTGCACGAGATACTTATCAACGACTTGACGTAAACCTGCATAAGTGAACAAATAGTCACGACTATGATCAATAAACGACTGAAGTTTATCAAACTCTTCATCAGAATAGAGGTCCGCAATTTCTGCATCATAAACTCCGTTTTTGATACATTGATCAATATGCTGCTTTACAGTTGGTGCTTCGTGCATACGTCCAAAAATCTGTTTACGAATAGCAAACAGAAGCAAACGTGCTGCTACAAACTGATAATTGGGATGGTCTAAATCAATTAAATCCGAAGCAGAGCGAATCAAAATTTCTTGAATCTCTGCAGTTGTAATACCATCATAAAATTGAATACCAGACTGCATTTCAACTTGCGATGCAGACACATTTGCGAGGTCCTTACATGCCTCTTCCACCATGACGTGGAGTTTATTTAAATCAAGAGGTTCAGTTTTACCGTTCCTTTTGACGACTTTCGTTCCGTTGCTCATATTTTCTTCCAGTTGTTAAACTTAATTTTTGCTTCTAAGCCTGTGTATGTACTTGATTTTAACACATCCATAACGTTAAGTCCAGCGAGCACCATATCATTGATATCTTTTTGCTCAATGGATGTTGGCCAGATAATCACCTTATCGCCTCTATTGATTGTTTTTTCGATTCGGTTGACGATTTCTCGATTGCGAGGTTCGTTATCAAAAACGTAAATATAATCGCTCCAACCAAACGTCCTAATATCAACGTCGGACCCACACATAGCAACAGCATTTTGTACAAACGTGGAGTCGAAGGGTCCTTCAACGATGTAAATGGGTTGCGAAGAATCCACTTGGTCAAGACCGTAAATTTTTGGCGCATCATCCGAAAGCATCACAGTAATATATTTAACAGAGTTTGGAACTAGTGATCTTCCTTGAAATCCAATTAAATTATTTTCAGAATCAAATAATGGTATAATAATGCGACACTCATCTTTCTGAATTGATTCAAAAGTAGGTTTTTGATTGTTTGTCCATTCTTTGAATTTGTGAGCAAAATAAAACTTTTCTGGATTCAGTTTTCTTTTTTCTAGATACTCTCTAGCAATAGGTACTTCAGATGCTCTAGGAAGATCTAACTTTTTTTTAAACGATGGTTTTTTAAATTCAAACTTTGGTTGCTCAACCACAAAATTTTTACCTGTATGTCCTTCTTTAAATTTCTCTAAGGTATATTGCTTATGCAGATTAAGATCTATTTCCTTAAGAAAGTTGTTGAATGATAAACTGGCACCGCAGTTATGACACTTGAAATTAGTATTATTTTTTACTGTGTAAATATAACCTCTTGACTTGTTTTTGTTTTTTTGAGAATCACCACAAATAGGACAACGGAAGTTGTAGAGATCCGATTTGACCCTTTTAAATTTTTGTAGACGTGATGAGACTAAACCAATATACTTGGAATCAACAAAATCCATTACAAAAAATTTCTACCTCGTGCGCTCTATTATAACCTGTTGTGGGGATGCCGTCAAGAGTTTGGGAACAAATGCATTCATGATTCCAATGCCAACCACTACAAATGCAAGAACTCCTCCTGCCTGCCACCTAAACTTTTTAAGATCTTCTAATTTTGTTTCTATTTTTTCAAACTTATCTGCTATTTCTTTATGTTCTCTATCATTATCTTCTTTCATTTCATCTATCATCTTAACTAGAAGAGCATCATTTTTCATACTTTGTTCTATTCGCTCATCATGTTTTGCGAGAATTGTAGCAATACGGGAATTGCCCTCAGAAATTTTATCAACTGCTGCCTCTAATTTTGATAACATTTCGCGGGATAGGTCTTCATAAATACCGAGTTTAGATTCAAGAACCGCTAATTTTGATTCTTGTGAAAACATTTTATTTACATTTTTGGAGGTTTTCTTCTTTGCATTCTTGCAAGATCTTTAAAAAATGGATTCCAATTTCTTCTTTTACCTTTTCTCAAATCAACTGGAGGATCATCACCCGCCTCTTTTGTACCGGCAATTTGACCAGCACCAAGATTCATAGTTGGCACCCCCTCTTCTTTAATACAACGAATTATATCAATAATTTTGTCTATATCCATTAGATTGAATTTAAAATAGAAACACAATATTGATCCTTTTCAATATCGTCAATTTGAGATTTTGGATATTCCGGCAACCTATTTAAAAAAAGTAAAAAACTTTTTAATGCTGGCCAAAGATCTTGTTCCAAATTATAAAACAAAAGTGGAACGGCAGCATCATCAAATACATTAAAAAGAAGAATAAGATGATTAAGAATTAGATGTGCTTTTAAAATACCGTCTTTTTTATACTTTTTAAGTAGTTTTTTAACATATCTAATTCTTTTCAAATCATCTTCAAAATCATCTTTCGTCACTGCTTGTGGATTATTATAGAACTTTATAGCAAATAGCATGTAATTGCTATCATTCAACTCATCAAATCTCATATATTATCAGCTATCTGGCATTCTAGCATCATCACCAGCATCTCCATAAGTTCCCACTGCAGGAGTTCCTGAGCTAATACCACTCATTGCAACAAGAACTTCAGACTTAACTCTAAAATTACCCTGTGCATCTACATAGGTTGTTACTCCAACCCAACCAGCATGAGCAACACCATATGCTCCTGCTTTTCCACCAACAGTTGCCGCACTAGCAGCAGCAGCTTCATAAGTATCTACACCAAATACTGCAGAATATCTATTCGATTTTACATCAGGAGCAAAATACTGCCCGTCTTCCAAAGTATATTTTGGTTTTTGTGAAATGGTATATGCAACACCAACCAATCTACCGAAACCTACAGTTCCTATTCCAGTAATGAATTGTGTTGATGCTCC